TGGTATTTTTTTTGATACTCAATTTTAGAATCCTTATTATTTTCATAATATATATTGGATTTTATTTTAATTTTCTCTTTATTATTTTCATAATATTTAGATGCTTTTATCTTAAACATATCCTTATTTAGATGGTATTTTTCAATTCTATTTTTAGAAAGTCTTTCCTTATTATTTGATAAGTATTCATTTATTTTATCCTTATTATCTAATTTCCACTTTTTAGAACAAGTTATACAATTTGACCTATGACCATCTTTACTTGATGAACATTTGTAGAAAAGAGTCAATTCTTTATCTTCTTTACATTTACTACAAGCCTTCATTAGATTTATCATTTTTTTCAATATAAATATATCTACCAGTTGGTGTCAATTTAACTAAAATAACTCCTTTCTTTACCCAGTTGTGTAAGGTTCTTCTGGTTATACTATATTTTTCCATTACTTCTTTTGCCTTCATATAGTATATATAAAAAATGTTATTCCTTCTTTTTCTATATTATTCACTATCCTTTACCATATTTAGTAAGACTTGTCTGTAGTCTTTTGATATGATCTCTCATAACATTATACTTATCAGATATTTCATGATTAACATCATAAAACTCATTTAAAGTGGATGCCATTAACTCTTTATGTCTTTGGTCACGATTACCTAACTTAGCAACCCATATTTGATTTAGTTTATTTGGATCATAAGTATTTTTTGGATGTTGTGAATATAAAAATCTTGATAATAATTCTAAATGTATTCTATGAACTCGAACTATTTGAATTGCATTAAATTCCATAAGTGCATATTCAAATCCCAATTTTCTAACTTCATCATACATACCTTGATAATCAACTTTTAAAAAATTATTTTTTTCAAAATCTTCAGCTAAGATATATTTATCAAATATCATTGTTCTTATTTCAATTGGAAGAAAGTTAAAATTTAATGCAAATAAAACTATTTGATCATTAAATTTTTTAAAACTAACAACAAATACTGGTGAGAATTTCATCCAGTTAGAATCATCACGATAATGAAAGAAATAAAATCCACCTGGATATATATCTGTTATATTTACTGACTCAACATCCTTAGCTGATTTTTGATACTTATCATAAAAGAACAAAGAATTATTTTTAAAATTTTCAGGTATTCCATCTCCATTTACAAGTAAACTTAACTTAACTCTTTCTATTAACTCAGCCATATCAAGGTATAATTTTCATTTATATATAAAAAACTCAACAGGTGAATTGATAATTAAGAATATTTTAAATAGTAGAAATATAATATATACAGAACAAAAAACATTTGATGATTGTAAAAATGTTTATAAATTAAGATTTGACTTCTATTTACCAGAGAGTAATATGTGTATAGAATTTAATGGTATTCAACATTATAAACCTATAGATTTTTTTGGTGGATTAGATAGATTAGAAAAACAAAGAATAAATGATAATATAAAAGCCAATTTTTGTAAACAAAATAATATAATTAATTGTAATATCATACAAAGATTCAATAATAGAAAAAATAAATGAAATTATATGTTAAACTCAAAACCTAATAATAAAAAATATCACCAAGGAAATTATATACCGACTAATAAGGATAAAGTATATAAACTAAATAATGAAGGAGGGCTTTATTATAGAAGTGGTTTGGAAAAAAAGTTTATGTTTTGGTTAGATAATAATGAAAAAATACTAATTTGGGGTTGCGAAAGTCTTGAAATACCATATGAGATGACACATTTTGAAAATGGTGATTCAAAAATAAAAAGACATAGATATTATCCAGATTTTTATTATAAAATAAGTGAAGCAGATGGTTCAATAAAAGATGTTGTAGTGGAGGTAAAACCACAAAAAGAGTATGAAATGGTTTTACTTCTAAATGAAGGAAAGTTAGAAGTTCCGGAAAATGGACTAAAAAAGTTAAAAAACTTTGAATACACATTAAACATGGCATATAAAAATAAATCTAAATGGGAGACTATGATAAAATGGTGTGAAATGAAAGGATATAGTTTTATTATAATAACTGAAAAACACTTGGGTAAATAAATTTAATGTTTAAACCTCATATATAATTTCTTTTAAATCAATTAAATTTCTAAGTTCATTCTGTAGTAGTCTAACCGATTTTACTTCTTTTAAAATATTGTAAATATCATGAGTTACTTGAACTTCAATTGGATGTCCTATTACAGTTTCGTACTCATCAGGAATAACATTTGATTTTCGTAATTCATATTCGATATTAATATAATCTAATCTACTATTTAAATCTATGTGTATAGAACAACCATCTGGTCGTGAACCTTTTCCATTAATAGATTCTTCCCAAAGTTGAAGAATAATAGTTTCTGATAAGTTTTTCATTAGTTTTTATTTAGTAATTGTATCTGAAAGATTAAATAAGTTTTTTATTTTTTGTTTTCTTATATTTTTTCTTGTAATAAAACCTATTGAATTTGTTATAGTGGCTGAACCAAAACCTGGAGCAACCACTATATCAAATATTTTTATATTATATAGAGTGTAATCCGTTTCCATCATTTGCACTATTTATTGAGATAAGTTTAATTTGATGATCGTTATCACCCTTCTTTTTATAAAGGTCATTCCATCCTTTTGCTAATCCTCTTTTAAAGATTTCAGTGAAATAAGCAAATGCATTTATTGATTTATCTTCGTTGAAGTTATACCAGTTTTGAAACATATCTAATAACCCACTTTGATAACAATCGAGTTTGTCATCATTGGAATAATATCTCATTTTTTTTATTGTTTTCTTTGCTAAGATTTCTAGCATTTTCTCTGCATTTCTAGTTAGTCTTCCGTGAGCCTTACTAACTATTATTTCAATATATAATTCTTTATTATTTAGGTAATGTTTTTCCATTTTTATAGCATATTTTTTATTTTTTTGAGATTTCATAAATGCTATTCATTCATGTTATAGATAATGTTTTTAAATAAGTTTAAAAAAAAATACTCAAACTTTCATTTGAGTATTTTTTATTATATTTAAAGATTAAAAATTATGCTCTTACTCTTTCTTTATATTGTAATTCTTTAACTGCCGATAAATCATTACTAAGATTATCTTTTCTTTTTTCTAAATTAGAAAGTGCAGTTGTTAAAGTTTCAGATTCACCAATCATTTGTATAGAACCTTTAATTTTCTCAATGTTAAAGTTAATATCTTCTAATTTCATAGAAATTTCTCTTTCTTTATCTTCAAGTTTTCTTTTAACAATTAATTCTTTACTTAATTTATTTTCAAAAAAGTAAGTCAAATCATAGTTAAGTTCATTTCTAACTTCATTAACTAATTCTAATGCAGATTCATATTTAAAGAATGAATTACCATATCTCTCATCACATCTGTAAACAAAAGTAGTATTTTTATAGTTGAATGCAAATACTTCTAAATAAGGATTAACTAAGTTATTAACTCTTTTAACAACATCTAATTCAACAAATTTATCTAAATTTTTAGAAGTTTCTAACAATACTGGATAAAAGTTTTTATTAACGATTGGTACGATTGGAGAATTAAATAAACTTTCTAATGTAGTTTCTTCGTTTAACTCATCATCATTGATGAATAATCCACCTTTTTTACCAACTGCTAATCCAATTGTAAGATATTCAGAAATTCTGAAGTTAATTCTATTTTCAGTAACTGATGCGAATTTCATTGCCGTTTCCAAAGTTCTTAAACTTTGTAATGCATCAATATCTTTAACATGATTTTCCAATAATGTTTTTTCGATATTATTTTCAGTTAATAGAAACCAAGAATCTCTAACTAATGCAACATGACCTTCTTCAACTTGTTCAACAATTGTAAAAATTGATTCAGCATTACCACCACTCAAAAGATTAGTTCTTTTTTCTGGAGATTTAGTTAAATTATGCACGAATACTTTAATTTCAGGAACCCAGTCATAGATTGCCAATTCATTAAGAACTTTAGACATTCTGTCTTGATCTGTTTCTAAATTAATAGTTTGTAGTAAAACGTTTATAGGTTGTCTATAAAGCTCACCTTGGTTTTTAGAATTAAGTACACTATATAAGTTTTTTAATTCATATAACAATTCATAGTTTGCCATATCATCATTAAGGTTCTCTAATAAAGCCTTTACACTTACATCATAAGTATATGGTTTCAATCTTTCGTTTAAAGATGTAATTATAGTTTTCTCAGAATTCTGATTACAAGCATTCATATGACTTTCCACGATTACAAATATTTCTTCCTGATCAAAAGAAAGATCCTTTTTGAAGTTAAACAATTCAAGTTTAAGATTCTTCATATTTTCAAATTTATTTTTTTTTATATAACTATATATTTATAATAAAAAGCCATTTTTTACCACTTTTTATAAATTATTATTATTGTTTCTATTTTGTATTCCTCTTGAACTTGGATTATCATTTCTTTTAGTAGAATCTTCTCTCGATTTCAATATATTATTGAACCATCTAGTTCTTTTTGGTTGTAAAAAATACTCATCCTGATTATAATAGCTTGACATTGTGGCACCTGGTTGACTAAAATAGTCAGAAAATCCACCATTAACTGTTAATCCATTCATATCTGATTGTCCACTACCTTTAGTAGTATATCCTGACATATCTACTCTATCCTTTCTAAATGCAGGGTAATATGTTTGTACTTCAAAAGAAACTTTTAATTTTATTGCATTATCACTAGTTAAATTCTTTTCTCTTGCCAATTCTATACTATTAGTATCCGGCATTAAAATAACAGCATCTATATTCATAAAGTTATGTTCAAAATACATAAATTTATAAATCCATAAAGTATCCATTATTACTTGACTACATTTGAATATATCCAATTCACTTGATAGCAATATTTCTAAGTCATAGTTTACTGTAACAGGAACAGCTCTAACTCTACCCAATACTTTTTTTATCTCAATTTCATTTTCAACAACAGTTCTTAACCAAACATTTGGATTAGCAAACTCATCAGCTCTAATATTAAACCCTGTCATTGTTATATGGCCTCTAGGTATCATATCAGTATTCAATTCAACATATCTACCATTACCACTAGAATCACCAGATACTATATCATCTGTAAATGAATCTAATAGGAATCTTTCATCACCTGTCATTGAATAATAAAATGGTACTTCCACATACTTATCTCCTGATGAAAATCGGTTGATCCATTTTACCTGACCCTCAAAGGTGTCTAAGACACAAATGGTTAGATCACGAAAGAAGACATCTTCAAAATTAAATCTTTCTCCTATTGACATAATCTATTATTTATTTTTTTAAAATCAGACTCCCAGATAGAGACTATTTTATAACCTAGTGATTTTAAACATTCCTCTCTCTCAATTGTTTTTTTATACAATTCACCATATTTAATACCATTAACTTTATTTATACCATCTCCTTTATATATATTAGGATTACCATGCCAAAAATCACCATTAAACTCATATATTATATTTTCATCTAAATTAATACCATCTACATAAAACTTATCTATCTTGTATTGTCTATAATCTTTATGTATACCAAAACTATCTAACCAAATATTTTCCAATATACCACCATTTCTATTACACTTTGAACAACCTCTTCCATTTAAGTGTGAATTTGGTGTCATTGTAAAATTACCATGCTCTTTACAAAATATTATCACTTTTGTATTTGAGTTTAAATATTTTACTTTTGAATAATCGTATTTACTTTTATGTAATATATCTGATTTTTCAATAAATTGAATATTTGTTAGTTTACCTTTACCAATTGAATTACATTTTATACATCCACCTGTTTTAGAAGATAAGTGTTTTTCTGGGGTTTGTAAAAATTCTATATTGTGTTCTTTACATGTTATGATAACTTTTTCTTTCATTTTAACATAATCAACTTTGGAATAATCATATTTGGAATTATGTTTAATATTAAATTTATTTAGTAATTCATCTATATTTTTTTTCCTTAAATTAGACCTTTTAATTATTCCACAAGTTGGACAACCACTTCTATAATGTACAGAAGGTAATTGATCGAAAATTCCATGTTCCAAACAATTTATTGAAATTAAAGACTTCTCATTAACATATTCGGTATTTGAATAATCATATCTATTACCATGTTTTGATGTTGACTTTAAAATAAATTCTTTTGTTGTTAATCTTTTAGACATAAAGTATATATTAAAAAAGACAACTCTCCAAAATAATATATACTAAAATGAAATACTTAAAAATATTTGAAGAATTTAATAATGAATTTCCTGATGTATTCAATGGAACTCTAAAAAGAAGAATTGCATTAGATATATTAAAAAAGTGGGCACTTACTCAATAAACTTTTCTTTGTAATTTTCATATATCATGTAAAGTAAAATTATATGTCAGTAAAGAAATTATTATTATGGGAAAAGTGGCGTCCAAAAAACATGGACGAAGTTATTTTATTACCCAGAATAAGAGAACAATTTAAAGATGGTGTAACTCAACATTATATTTTTCACGGTCATTATGGAACTGGTAAAACCAGTTTAGCTAGAATTCTTATAGGTAAATATTCCAAAGAAACTCCATTCATTGAATTGAACTGTTCTATGGATACTTCTATTGATGTTCTTAGGACCGAAATTGATAATTTTTGTAAATTTACTCCAATGATGGAGACAAATTCTGATATTAAATATGTATTTTTAGATGAGTTTGAAAGAGTTAGTACAAACTTTCAAGATGCATTCAAAGCATTTATTGAAAAATATAACAGAAATGTTAGATTCATCATAACTACAAATCATATAAATAAAATATCTGATGGATTAAAGTCAAGAATTAAATTGGTTGATTTTGATTGTCAAGGATTAGAAGAAGAGAAATATCTAAAACAAGAAATATTCAAAAAGGTTAATAATATTATTGTACCTAGTGAAAATAGAGAAATACCTAAAGAAGATTTAGTTTCTATAATTACTAAAAAGTTTCCAGATTTTAGATCAGTACTAGTTGAAGTTCAAGGTTATTTAGAAACAGGTACATTAAGTAGTGGATCGAGTAACATATCAAATAAAGTTAAATTAGATTTATATAAATGTTTATATGATGATAATTTAGACTATGAGAAAATATATCACTTCTTGATGTCTAACTTTGGGGCAGAGAAAATACACTCTATGTTATTATTATTAGGCAAACCATTTGTTGATTGGGCATTTAATGAGAAACGAGAAGATATATCTAAATTATTTGAAACAAGTTATATTATAACAGAATATACTCCTAAATTAGATAGTGCAATCGATCCTATAATATTAGGTATGACTGTAGTAGGTAAATTTAGAGATATATTAAAAAACCCAGTCTAAACTGGGTTTTTTAAATATTCTATAAATTTTTGATAAAATCCTGGATCAACCAAGTAATATTTATCACATATAAAAGTTAGTTCTTGATTAGTAACCTTATCCAAATCACCTTTTTGATACTTATCAACAATTTTTTTAACATTATCATGTAAAATATCATTCATATTTTCTTTATAACTATCAAAATCAATATCTGGTTCCCAAGTTAGAATACTTTTAACATATTCAAATGACTTACTTTTTAACTCAGGGTTATTATCTTTAACTTTTTTAACTGCAGATATTATATCATGTCCATATCCATAGTCATTATAATACCATTCACCACCTTCAGTATTTTCACCATAAGACATATCCCATCTTGATTCTAAGTTATCATAATCTTTAGTAGCACTATAATACCATTCTTCTGGTTCAATAATACCGTATAAATCTGTTATATCTTTACTCCAATAATATTCATAACCATCAACTGGAAAAAATAAATAAGGTGTTCCATAATCACTAGCGACATTAGGTAATTTTGTTGCAAATATACCAGCACTTCTTAATTTAATACCAAATTTATCTTTAAAGTAATTATCAATTATATTAGATATATCTTTATTTGTATCTACAGGTTCTCTATCACCACTAACTAACCTATCACCAATACCAGTATCAAACTCATCGAAGTTTTTAGTTCCTCTAAATAAGGGTTGTTCTATTTTTTTTATCTCATTTAAGAATTCTTTGCAATCTTTTTCTAAAATAGATATTATATTTTGAAAGTTATCATCATCATATTCTTTTGAGATGTATCTTTTTTTACTAAATGTTATAAATGATTCTAAGCTCGAGAATCTTATGGATGAACCAAATCCCGACGAAAAGAATTCATATGTTTTCATATATTTCATAAATGTATATATTATTTTTTAATATATAAATTATGTCAAATTCTAACTTTAACTTTATAGATTTTTATATCGGATATCCAGGACACCCTATGTTCAAACAAGCAGAACTCATAGAAGATGATGTTGTACGTGTTATTGTTCAGAAATATGAGATGATTATTTTCACCAATAAAGGTGAAGTATTAGGTGAACCAAACTTCGGTGCTAATCTAGTAGAATTATTATATGAAACTAAATTATCAGCAGAGACGATACAAGGTGAATTAATGGCACAAATTGCAGATTATATACCAGAGATAGACCAAATAGGTTATGAGTTAGTGGTAGAGTTCTTTGACGATCCTGAGAGATACCAAGAGTATATGGTAATCAATTTTACTTTAGCAGGATATCAAATTTATACTACGGTTACATAATTATTTTATAGGATGATAAAACTAAATTAATAAAAGTCATAAAAGTAATATGATAGATATTTATTTTATAGAATTTTACATAAATAGACTACATAACCAAAAATTAGAAGAATATTTTGGAGTTGTCAGTTCTGTTACATCAGGTTGGAGACATGGTAAGTTTCCAGAAAAAAGACTTCATGAATTTTGCTTCAAAGAAAATAGTAATAATATATTTGAACTTTTTGAAAGAATTTATAAAAGAGAGTAGAGATTTTTTAATATATATAATAAAAAATCTCTGTTATGAAAACTTGTAATAAATGTAATGAAGAAAAAGAACTGACTGACTTTTATTTAATTAGAAGTAAACCTAGTGGATATTGTAAAAGATGTGATAATTTAAAATCAAAGGAATATCATAGTAAGAATAGGGATAAAATATTATTTAGATTAAGAAAACGTAAATTTGATAATAAGAATGAAAATTCGGTCAGATTTAAAGTAAATGAATTAGTTAAATTAATTAATGAAAATGAAAGTGTCTGTACCAAGTGCTTAACTATAAAAGATAAATCGAATTTCATAAAAGATAATTCAAGAAAGAATAAATTAAGTGCATCTTGTAAAGAGTGTAAGAATGAATATTTCAGAAATA